CCCCGAAGGCAATCATGTATATTTATAGCACAGATCATAAAAAAGCGGGTGTTGAAACCCGCTCATTTTTATTCGGTTATCAAACAGTTGTCTTTGCAACTTCATCGGCACGCATACGGATATCAGTATCTGCCGACTTCATGTAAGAAATATAAGCATCAGAACTATAACCAATAGCGTGATTATGAGTTTCTGGAAGAGTTGCCTTTAATACTTTATCACAATACTCATTGTAGAGAGAAATAAATCGAGAGACATGAACTTCTGCACCTTTAAACTTACCATTACCAGCAGTAATAGATGCTTGAGTAACGTCATTCAAAAAACCCATACTCTTATCACTACGATCTTTAAAAACATACTCCATCATGCCATCAAAAGAATCACAGTTATTCAGTTCATCAATCTTATCAATAGCAGATTTGAAAGTCTTTAAAAATACTGTACCAGCATAAGCAGCGTTTCCACCAACTACATCTTCACAATTGTTTTTGGTAAAAGATGTTAGATACTTGGTGCAGGCAGTATCATCATATGCCCTCGCTTTGGAAATATAATTATGAGAAGTGGTTTTAAACTTTGCCAAAGAGTTTGTCTCTGCAATACCAATTGAGAACTGATCAAGATAATTATAGAGATTAACTGCGTCGGTTTCTTTAGCAAAGAAAGAAGATGTGAACTTATGCTCCTGACTTTGAGAAGTCCTATCTTGTGCATCAATCGTATGATCAAGAGATTCAATACGAATCATCTCGTCAAGATTATCTGTGGAGTGAACTGTAAGTTCAATCGCAATATAAACTTTACGATCGCGACAGACAGCATATCGCTTAGTTACTCGGTGATTACCCTTAGTAACAACTACCACATATTCCCAGTAATCACCGTTCCAAACTTTGCGTAGAAATCCAGATAAAATTCCAGCAGCTTTGTGAGAAAAACCTGAACGCTTTTTCAGATTTTTTTTCACGTTACCATAGTGAAGTCTTGCGGTGCGATTATATTTGGGATCGCTGCAACAACGATCAACTTCAACAAGAGCAACAAAAGTTTCTCCTGGTTGAGGATTATACTTTTCCAAGTATTCGTCAAGAGTAAGTAGTCCCCTTACTGGACTATCAATACACCCAAGAACCGATAGAAAAGATTTGTATTCTTCAGTATTTTTCGCCTCGTATTGATCTACGAGATTAAGTAATGCCATGTTGTGTTCCTTTTGTATGAATGTAGGAATGTGAGTGTTTGTCTTGTCTCACAGGAATATTATAACATAAAAAAAGGGGGCGTCAAGCCCCTCTTTTTATTCGGTTTCCTCTACTCTTTTCTTCTTCGACCCAATATTATACTTGGTCTCAAGAATCCAATCATTTTTGTCCTTATAGGAAAGAACTTTGATTTGATTGAGTGGTGCAATATCTCTAATCTTTTCTGCATCTACAACGCTGATAAGACCCCAGTCAGCAAGTAGTTGTGCAATACGATTACGTCTCTGAACATCATTGACTGTGATGTTTGCATGTTTACCATCTAGTGCAAAGAGTTCTTTAAAATGCACAAGATAGTAACGACCTTGTTTATGGAGAATATGGCAAGATTGATAAATCTTCTTCTCTTTTCTTGAAGCAACACCAATTCTTGTCAGTGTTTCTCTTACTTTCAGAAAGTCATCAGGTTCACTGAGAACCACTTCAACCATCTGTTCCGGTGACCATTTCACAATAGGCTCTTGGACCACGCTCATTTTGTTCCTCCAGTGTCAAATTTCGATTTAATAAAATTAAGTTGTTCTGTTGTCAGGATTTTCAAAGCATGTTGTGCCTTTTCATTACTATATCCATAATAACGTTTGACATAATCAAGATCTTTGATTTTATCTTTTCGGAGCCAGGGAGAAAATCTCTTCTTTTTCCTCAGACTATTTAGATAAAAATCATATTGCAATTTTTTTGGAAGAAAATGATACTTGTTCATTTCATTCGCAAACATAATCGCATCAAGATGTCCCGAAAAACAACGGTTGATAATGTATGGAGGATATTCCTTTTCAAGCAAAGGATCTTCATCAATTAGATTTTTCTTTGTCTGATTGATGCTATTCAACCAATCCTTCAATTCCATAATTAAAAAGTAAAAGTTCTTTGCGTTCTTTTTGTTCTCTCATGTATTCCCCAACGGAACGCATTGTATACGTTAGGTCAAACTCACCTACTTCCCACCCTTCGAAACGGTCTTTGACCAGTTGAGACGAATTATAAGATATGAGTTGAGGACCAATAAACCGATCACAATCGGCAGCGAAACCATCGTGACTGAATCCGTTATGCATACTCCCTTTCCGTCCATAAAGGTTGCTTCTAATGTCGTAGGGTGGGTCAAGGTATGTGAATACGTTTTTGTCATCAGTAAGGAGTTGTTCATAACTAAGATTTGTAATTTTCCAATTTTGAATTATTTGAGTATATCCCGGTAACTTTTCGATTCCTCGCATTGAGAAGTTTGAGTCAGATGCTTGGGCACTAAAGGATGAGGACTCCGTGAGACCAGAAAAAGAGCACTTGTTAATAACGTAAAAAGCACAAGCACGAAATAGATTGGGTTGATCATAATCATTTACAACATCCTTTGCTTCCAAGAAGAGTCCCTTTGCAGACCCACGATCAGGATATCTAGACTTCAATTCCTGAAGTCTTTTGAACATTTTATATCCATCATCCTGCAGAACTCTCCAGAAGTTATACAGAGGTTCGTATAGATCATTAACCCATACATCAAGATTGGGATACTTCTTAGTAATGTGAATTGCTACACTACCACCGCCAAGAAATGGTTCGCGATACTCTTTGTAGTCGCGAAGATCTGGGATATAAACATCAAGTTTAGTACATGCGCGACTCTTGCCGCCGGGATATCTCAATGGTGTTTTCAGGGACTTCATAATCAGGTTCGTTATACTTTAAATATTCCCAAAAGGTTAGTTTCATTTCCTTATTGGTCATACCACAATGAGCAGCAGCTGCAGGCAGATTCATTGTGGCACGAAACAGTGCTTCATTTGCCTCTGCAACATTCTGTGGAGTAGTCTTTACTCTCATAGAGCACCTCGGTATGGTCTATCATCTCTGTGAAGAAGAACTCCATCAACCTTATTCAGCAGTTCTTGCATACCCTGATGCAATACACGATACCCAGTTCCAACATAAAGTTGTCCTAAAACAACCGCAACAGTTGCAGTGCCCCAGAAGACATAATAGAATCTTGACTTGACTTGTGCTCTAATTCTGGTTTTCATAATCTTAAAGAACTAATTTTTTCTCGTCTGGAGTAATTAGTTTACTACCAAATAATTCATTATACTTCTTTTTAACAGAAGCGTCAACATCAACCATGTAAATCACATGTTGTTTGCCAAGAGTAATTTCAGGGTTGTCTTTGTCAATTACAGTTGCCCATGGAGCAAATCCGACTGCCTGAGCATTTGGAAGAACTACCAATCCATTTTTCACTGTAATTTTATCATCAGTTTCAGAAACAAGTTCTGCCACCACTTCTTCTCCAGTGGTGATTCTAATCAGTTTTACATCAATCATTTGAATTCATACTCCATATAACAAATTTGTAAGAGGATTACTAATAATATTTTCTTCAACTTTTATTGTTGGAGATTCAATAATACTAATGTCTTTATTATATGCTTCTTTCATGATCCAGTCAATCTTATTTTTCCTCCTCTCACCAAGATATGGTTTCATGTGCATCGTCCATCTATAAGCAGCAGCTCCTTGAAGTTGCATATGATACATGTCTTTATGATTAGGATTTTTTTTATGTCTATATTCATGTCTAACTTTTCTACCATCCATAATGGCAGCAACTCTCTCAACAACATCCTTATCAGTCATTCCCAAAGACATTCTAATGTATGCACTAGAAGTATAATATTTTTGTCTTGAATTACTCCACCATCTTCTTTCTGGATTGATATACCAACAACCTTCACCTTCCCACAGACCAGCAAGCCAAGCAACTTCCTCTAATGTTGGAGTTCTAGGTTCATAAAAACACTCTTTGGCACTATATCGTCCATCACCCTTTGTAGGGTCATATAACTTTCCATAATATCTACCACCAGTTTCACCTTTTGTCATTTGAATTCACACTCCACCATAATTTCGGTTAAACAAGCAAGCATATTTATCTCCTGGTCCGCAACGAATGCAG